AATTTATCAAATATGAATGAAGTTAGAGAGAATAATCTTTATGAGGATTATATGATTGCTAAAATATTAAATGAAAATAATATTAAACCTCATAAAATTGATTATGGAATTCGTGGTGATAAATAAAAAAAGTTTTATTTATACAGTGTAAATTAAATATGGTACTAAATAAACTGATACAATCATTATAATAATATTTGCATTACTAGTTTGTCCTTTCAAAAAAGATGCAATCAGTATAGAAGATATCATCATTGCACTATCTGCTAAAACAGCTTTATAACTCACTTCTTTTCCGTAGTCCTTGAATATATCCATAATTTGTGATTTTCCACGAGGAATAGAAATAGATAATTTATAAAATAAAATATCATGTATTACTTGTATACAAACTGCTAAACCAATAAATTTGAATAGTGAATATTGTGTGAAAAAATAGGGGTAAAAGAAACGCGCCAAAATAATTCCAATAAAAATGATTAAAATATCCGCTATAACCGCGCTTAAATTTAATTCTCTATACCATAAGTTAAGTACTTTGGATTTAATAATACCGCTAATAAGTAAACAAATTACAATCATATCGGTCAATAATACACCATTAAAAATAGAAACATAATCACTAGTATTATTAAAATCTGAAATGTTTTTGAAAATCATAATCTATATAGTATATTATGATTTATATTTTTCTTATTACTTATTACTTTTTCTTTTTGTTTATTTTATTTTATTTCAAGACAATTCCTAATATTCTCTGATACAAAAGAATACCTGCATCTTGAATTGGTAAAATATAAGCATATGTGTTTCCTGTATTATGATGGGAATGCCATAACCCAGGTGGTGTAATAAACATTCCATTTTCTTCCCAATTTACTTTTGTAGGGTTTATAATATTTCCATTTTCATCTAACTCATCACCAATAAGTGTATAGATATTTTCACTATCTGAACACAGAATACACAAGTCAAGAGCTACAGAATTGTGTTTATGCGGTTTTTGAATAGTGTTAGGAGGTAATTCGTTATACAATGACCATAAGACAGGTGTAATGGTATTTACACCTATTTTTTCTGTGTCATCATTGCTTAACAATATTCCTTTGCGATTATTTTTCGGATTTGATTTTTCTTCTAAATTATCAAGTAAAAAATCTTTTGAATAGACAGATGCTTTGAATGTTTCTTTACTACAAACTGCTCCTAAATAATTTAATAATGGACTATCATTAATATAATAAATGTTTAGATCTTCTTTTCCAGTATTCATAATGGTAATTGCTTTAAAACAAGGTGAAATAAACAAGTCTCCTTTATCTAGATAAAAAGAATCATTTTCGTCTTTTTCTTCACTGTTTATCAGATTACATTTTCCATCCATAATATAAAATAAATGGGAAGAAGCATTTGTATTTTCTTTATGTAAAAAAAGATGATGACTATTTGGTTTTATCTTTATAAAACTAGCTAATAAATTTGGTGTAGTTGCTTTATATTTTACATTGTATATTTCAGAAAAATCAATAAAATTGATTCCATAGTTACAATCTGTAATAAGTTTACTATATATCGGAACTGATTTTAATAGCGGATTTACATTCGTTTCATATTCGTATGCATGTATGTATTCAGACATTTAATAATAATAAATATAATATTTTATTTAATATTTATTTTAATTATAATATTTTTTAATAATATTTTTTATAATATTTTATAAAGATTCATTAAAATAAACTTTTCTAAAATGATTCATATATTCATCTTTTAAAATATGTGTTTTTAAATATTCTTCACTTGTTTTATCTCTCAACATATTTACAATAAAGTAAATAGAATAAATTCCACATTCCGTGTTGCCATATTGGTGTTCAATTCCTTCATTACTATCAAATTGAAAGTTTATTTTTGGCGTTAGCTTTATTCCTTGATCTTTTATACGATTTACTAATACCATCACTTGATTTGGTATTTTATCTCCTGTACTGTCAAAGAAAAAAATTTTCTTTTTTTTAATATTTATAAACATAGAAATCCAATGCTGTCCAGGCTTATCATGAGGATCGGTATTAAAAATAATTCCTATTTTTGTTTTGCCATTTTTAATTTGTTGTTCTAAATTAAAATTACATAATTCATCCCATACACATTCGCCATACAGTTTTCTAGTATCAAAATCAATAGGTGAAGGACCTATAAAATCAAAACACTTATAAGCTTTTTCATATTGTTTCATGACTTTCATAATATCTACACTAGATAACCATTCATTCGGATTTTTTTTCCATTCTGCAGGTGATTGTGGAGCAAATGAATCTATCAAGTCATTTTTTACGTTCCCAAAGTCTTTATTCTGTTTTAACCAACAAGATTCTTTATTACATACATTACTTAAATATCCGGTTAGCTCTTGATGTATTTCTTTTGTATTGTTTGTATTTATTTTAGCATCTGGATGTCTTGCATTCCATAAATCTCTTAATTTATATAGTGATTTATTTGTATAACATGTAAAATTATTTAATTCATTTTTAATTTTTGGACTACATTTTACCTTTTGTAAATTTTTAAATTTGTTCTGTTTTTTGGTTACATTCATTTTTATATTCTTTTTTGTCTTCTTTGATTTTATTTTCCGTGTTATTTGTTTCACCATATTTATTATTGATATTTTTCTTTTTATCAGAAATAATAACTCCTTTATTCTTTAAAATAGGATCCGATAAATTAATATCTTTTTGTTTGGGTAAAATCATTTCTTCAGGTTTTTTAGTAACTATTCTTTGAACAAAATGATCTAAAGAAGGATTTGAAATATTTATAGAACGCATCATAAGTTTATCGGCTTCTTCTTTATACATTAAGTGATCTTCTAAACCAAGTATCTTGTCTAAGGTTTCTGTTTCATTAAATGAAGTATATTCTGTTTGTAAAATATCATTACTATCAATAGCTCTAAAATATTGGACACACGCGTTTACATAAATATTGAAAGCGTATTCCACATCAGGAAACAAATTTTCAGGTTTTTCTTTTGATAGTAATAACTCTTTTGTAAGACTAAAAATTCGTTTTCTGTAGAATTTTTTATCTTTTCTATTAGTTATTTTTTCGGTTTTATTTATTAAAAATTTACTATATTGGCTTTTATTTAATAAACAATCTAAAGTTACTTGATTAACAAAAGCTTCTGACATAATATATATTTTAAATAAAATATATATTTTAATCTTACGATGATAAGTGTATTTTAACAATCTAACATGTTTGTTTTGTCATGTCTCTTATTTGTACTCGTGTAGGATTCATAAACATACTACTTCCTACTACTTTGGTATCCGGATTTGGATTAAAACTTTCAAAATTATTTTTTTCAAATAATAGAGGATGTGTTTGTTCTACTTTTGCGTTTTCTGCTGTAAAACTAAAATTATATAAATCACTATTACTAGTTGGTACATAAACAGATTGACTACATTTCTGTAAAGCATATATTTGATTTCTTAAATCTGATTCTACATTTATACTTGATGCAAATCCAGACCATGGTGCTTGATTTGTTCCAGGATTGAATACATTATTCGTGTTGTAAGTAGGCATTTGTTTTAATTTTACACTCAATTCTCTTCTAGGATCCACAATTGGTAAATAAGAATATTTTGTCATTACAGGTCTTACATCTAAATATGGTTGAAGTGGTTGAGAAGGAATATTTCTACTATATAATTTTCTATTTTGTTCTTCTTGAAATTTTGAAACACATTCATTATTCATTTTAATATATAATATTACAATATATTTTATATATTTATCTTTTTTATAGATTTATCTTTTTTTATAGATTTATTTTTATACATTTGTAAATTTATATAAAGAAATATTACTAATAATAATAAAAGACCTATAATGTGTGGAATTTTTTCTATTCTTAATAATGATTATACTATTTCTACGGATTTGGTGAATCATTCTTTTATCAAAGGAAAAAATCGTGGACCAGAATTTTCTACCTTAAATAATTATTTAAAATTAGTATTTGGTTTTCATCGTTTAGCAATTAATGGACTAAATAATGAATCCAATCAACCAATTGTTGTCAATGATGTTGTTTTAATTTGCAATGGTGAAATTTATAATTATAAGAGTCTATATGAATACATCAATGTAGAAGCGAATACAGATTCTGATTGTGAAATTATTATTCATCTATATATTAAATATGGAATAGAACAAACACTCACCATGCTTGATGGTGAATTTTCTTTTGTATTATTAGATAATAGAATTACGGATGATTTAAACAACAAATTATATGTTGCAAGAGATCCATATGGTGTAAGACCTCTATATTATTTAAAAAATTATAATAATACAAATTTTATTAATAATAGTAGTAATAA